TCAGGAGGCCACCCGCGGCTGGCCGCGCGTGACGTAGCGGCCAACCGGCGCGGCGTCGGCAGCGCCATCGGCCCCCGCGGGGTGTAGCGACACACAATTACGCCCCTTCAGCTTGGCGTCGTACAACGCGCGGTCGGCGCGGCGCATCAGGGCATCGGCGCCCTCGCCGGGCTGCCGCGTCGCCACGCCGATGCTGACGGTATAGGCGATCGGGTCAGGCTCGGACGGGCACGGCGTGGCGCGCACCGCGGTGGCCAGTTGCAGGCAGGCCAGCCGGCCCTGCTCCAGCGCGGTGTCCGGCATCACGATGGCAAACTCCTCTCCGCCCAGGCGCCCAACCACATCGACCTGCCCGCCCGTCTTGCGCAGCAGCCCGGCGAAATGCCGCAGCACACTATCGCCCGCAAGGTGACCATAGACATCGTTGATAGCCTTGAAGTGATCGAGATCGACAAAGGCCACCGTCAGCGACTTGCGTTGCCGCTCGGCGCGCAGGCATGCCGCTTCGAGCGCTTCCCAGAAGGCGCCGCGCAGCAGCACGTCGGTCAGGTCGTCGTGGCGCGCGCGCCGCTCCAGCATGCGGCGCAGCCGGTCGTGCGCCATCAGCGCAAAGCTGACCGACACGCCCACCAGGACAAAGACATTGAGCATGGCGAGCTCGCCGTCCCAAGGCATCGGCCGCGGCCAGGCGCCGCCCTGCGCCAGCGCCGCCAGCGGCAACGACACGGTCCATGCGTTGATGACCGCCGCGGCGATCACGATCAATACCAGCGACAGCGCCGCCAGCCGGCCCGTGCCGCGCGTGCCCGGTACCGACGGCACGACACTGCGCGCCAGGTCCAGCAGCACCAGGATATGGCACGCGCTCAGCAGCGGCGCCAGCTCCGGCAGCGCCACCGGCCCTGCCAGGTACTGCGGCGCCAGGTCATGCCAGGCCACCGCTGCCGCGCCCGCCAGGTTCAGCGCCAGCAACGGCGCGGCACGGCCAGGCCGTCCCGCGAAGTGCCGCGCGCCTACCGCCATCACCGAGAGCGCCGCCAGCAGCGCCAGGCCTGTCGACTCCGGCACCAGCCACAACGGGCGCAGTTCCTGCACCGCCGCCAGGGCCGCGGCAACCGCCGCCAGCACACTCCCCAGCGCCCATGAGGTCAGGCCGCTGCGATCCATGCCCGACGACCGGCGCAATACGACGCAAACCACCCCCATCTGCAGGGCAAACAGCCCTGCGATGAGCACAACTATGTGCGACTGAAACATCTTTATTCCCGTCCAAGGCAACAAGCGGCGAACTGCATGGCGCCGCGCTTCCCTGCTTCTTTGCCGGTCCTGTACCGGACCGTTGTTATCAATTGCCGCACATCCTGCCTCAGGCCGCCAGGCGCCGCCAGCCGGCAAACGCAAGCACGCCGAGTCGCTCGCCGGGGGGCGGGAGCGCCGTTCTTGTTCTGGTGATCAGGTCAGTCCGGAAGGAAATACGCAAACCGGGCGTTCCCAACAGCACGCCGGTCGGACTTGAGCGGTGTGCGGGATTATCGCAGCGCGCAAACCCAAGTCAAGCCAAAGCGCCCCCGCCAGAAGGGGGAGCAGGACAACAGGGTTGAGGGGGCCGAAGCGGCTTGTATTACTTCAGATTGACCGCGGTGCGGTGACCCGGCTACAATGGCGGGCTTCGGAGCGTAGCGCAGCCTGGTAGCGCATCTGATTTGGGATCAGAGGGTCGTAGGTTCGAATCCTATCGCTCCGACCAGAAATATGTAATGGAATCAGCGGCTTAGACGGTGACGTTTAAGCCGCTTTTTTCTTTCCCTAACGGCCTCCCTAATTAATTTTTGGCCGTTCCCTAATATCCAGTGGTTGGCGTGCCTTATACAGTACTGAATTAACGTACAGTGGTTGGGCTCGCGCCGCGCCCATTCGGCAGGCTATACTGTATATCCATACAGCACCGACCAAGCGAAAACCATGGGAAACAGCAAGCGCGCCGCCGGCTGCCACCTGCCAGCGGCAACCTCCGAGACCTACCAGGTGACCGACGCGAATGGCATTCTTGGCCAAGTCCAGGGACACTACTTCGCCGCTGGCCTGCAGACACTGGGCCCGGCCACGCACGACTCGCCCAGCCACCATGAGGTACTGGTTGAGGCAGGCCTTCTCGGCACCGTGCGTCTCTTTATCGAAAAGGAGCTTGCGCGTCACAACCGGCACAGCCACTACTACTGGTCGGCCTACCGGGCGGAGCCGGCTCAAGAGCAATAGCGGCCGGGTGCAAGTAGTGAAGTCATCATGCGACACAGCCTTGGATCGCTAGCACACGCAACCAAATTCCGGATCACCCCCCGGCCGATTAGACTGTCACGGGGGAATTTAAAAAAGAATTCCGTGCCCACCTGCGAACTCCAACCCTCGACCTGTTCTGGCAGGCCGAGGGCTTTTTTTTGTGCCCGACACCACTAACGGTCGCCTCAACAGGCTCCTCGTTCTTCGAGGTTGGGTGGCAAACTTCGTATGCCGGCTCCCCTTGCACTACCCCGGATTGCCGGCCTTGACCTAGCCACGCTCGTGCCAGAGCGTGGCTTTTTTTGCCCTGCAGTCTCCTTGTGCTGCAACAACCGTCGCAGCAGCGCCACGGTCCAGAAGTTTCGACGTGCCGCATAGCAGTCCACACTACACTTGCTGGCGGGGCAATCGACAGGTGCGCCCCACCACTTTGAGCCCCCGACCTCCCCGGCCCGGGGGCTCATTCTTCCCTGCCACGAAGGCTCGTTATGTGCACCAACTACGCTCCGGTGCAGCGCCAAATCCTGAGGGACATCTTTGGCGTGGAGCCGCCGCCGACTGAGTGGAAGTCTGAGACCTGGCCGGACTATGCGGCGCCGATCGTGCGCGCCGACGGCGACGGCCATCGCGACAGCGTGCTGGCCACCTCGGCCTGATCCCGCGCGCTCGCATCCCCGAGGCTGTCCGCTCCTACGAGCACCATGAACGCTGATGAAGGCCAAGCCGGTACCGATGCCGCCACGCAATCGCTAGGGTGAGGCGACCAGCCGTCGCACCTTCACAGCTCGTCGCATGGTGAGCGGGATACCGCACAGAGTGTCCGCATCTTGGTGTGCCAACGTTTCCATAATGAAACGAGACGGGTCCAGATTATTTACAACGCCGCTGCTCCCTGCAGCTACGTCGAGGAAATGCGTACCCAAGTCGGCAGATAGCGAGGAGGTGTCGTGAGCGAACTCAAGATGGGCATTCTGTCCGTAGCCCTGGTGGGGGGTGCTGCCATATATGCTTTGGCAACAGTGATGGGCAGGGACTTGAGCATTGCCGACATGGCGACGCAGCTTGTGCAGCACGGCACTTATCTGCTGCACCGGCTGTTACTATAGATGGCGGGTTCGTGGCGGCTAGCTCCCTGCTCCATAGCGGACGGCTCTGATCCGGCGCCATGCCGCAATGTAGACCCGCTTTCCACGCGACACCGGGTAGCCAGGCCTCCCACCACCCTCCCGGCCTTGTTCCAGAGCAGGAAGGCCCGGGCCGCCCCCGCCCATTCACTGTCGCTTGTTTTGCGTTTCACCGCGCTGGCATTGAACGCGCCCACCCCCGCGTCGTGGCATCGATCAGCCCGTTGATCTGATCCCGGAATGCCCCTGCTTGACGCTGCAAGTCGAGCGTGAAGGTCAGAAGGTCGCCCATCGTCGGGCCGGACGGCTCACTGAGCACCGGCTCCGGGCGCTGGCGCAGGTTGGCCGGTATTTGCGATGGCGGCGTTGTCCCGAAGCAGGCGCAGCCCGTCAGCATCCAGGCGGCAAGCAGCATAGTCAGGGTTCGCATGGATCACCCTCTCCTTCGTCACGGTCACGGCGCGGTATTGCGGTACCTTCTTGGCGCGCTCAGCTTCATACAGTTCGGCGGCCGCATCGGCATTCACCTGCCAAGCGTCAAGCTCGGCGCGCTGTTCAGCCTGGCAGGCGGCCATGCCGACCGACTTGCCGTGCTGGTGGACCCACGCCAGGCCGGCCAGCAGCGCCAGCGCCACAACAGCGGCGGCGATCAGGCGGGCGCTCATGACACCGCCGCGAGGCATAGCTCGCGCTCGGCCGCGCGTCGCTTCGCCAGGCCCGGCAGCGGCACGCCTTTGGCGTACCTCCACCGCGGCAACTCGTTGCAGGCGCCGGCGTAGTCGCCAGCGTTCAGCTTGCGCACCAGCGTCGAGCCGCAGAAATTCTGCGGCCCGACGTTGTAGACGAAGCTGGTATAGGCGGTGCGTTGGTTCGGATTCAGCGGCACCGCGACGCATCGGGACACCGCCGAGTTCGCCTGCAGCAGCTCGGCGGCGAGGAGGTTCTCGCACTGTTCGACGCTGTAGGTTTGCCCCATGCGAACGCCCGCAGTGGTGCCGAAGCATGCTGTGGGGATGCCGACCGGGTCGAGATAGGCCTTCTGCCGCAGCCCCTCGAACCCGACCACCAGCGGCACGGAAGCAGCAATTCCGGCCGCCACAAGCCGATTGCGCAGGGCCGGGGTCATTTCCAGCCCCCCTTGACCCCTGACCATGCAGCCACGATCCCGGACACCGCGGCGGCGACGTAGCCCACCGGCCGCGCGATCTTGCCGATCCAGTTCAGCGCCTTGAAGGCGCCGGCGGCAGCCTGGAAGGCCTCGACGATATCTGCGGTGTTCGACTCCACCCTGGCGGTCGCCTCGCTGTTACGCTTCAGCTCGGCTTCCAATCCGTCAACCCTTGATACCAACGCCTGAAAGTTATCTTCGCTCATGGTGTTGATCCCCGTCTAATCCGCCCGTGGGCGGTACTTCACTGGTTTGTCATGTGCAAATCATCACGACTGGCTGCTGCGTGCTTGGAACGACCGCGAACGAGGACAGCACCTCGACCACGACCTGAGAAATCTGCGCCTTCGGGTTGGACTTCGACAGCACCTCGACTACCTGCTGACTGACTCGCCCCTTGGCCGTCACGTTGGACAGGACCTCGACTACGGTCTGAGAGTTGCGGGCGACTGTCATTTACACGCACTCCACGCCGAACTCAGCCGCGTTAAAGCCTGTCTTTGTCCAAGCCGCACTCGTGGCCGGGTCGGTCTCTCGGACTTCGGAGTAGTAGGCTTGCGTCGTAGCGAGAGCCTGTGCCGTTCCGGAGTAATCCGTTCCACCTGATCGAGTGACGGGCTTGAGCGAGCGCGCCCCGGCGTCGTCTTTCAACGCTGCGATATTCACCTGCGTGCCGAAGATGCTGACAGGCGTGTGTGAGATATCGCCCATGCCATACGTATCCTTCTGTGCGGCGGTGCCGCTCTCCACGTAGTCGGTTGTGTTCGGCGCAGTCTCGTCCACCAGCGACCAGTGAGCACCGGCAGTGCTCGGCGTCCAGGCTTGGTTAGCACCGTCCGAGGTCGGGTACAGCGCATCAACCCGCACGTCCCCGAGGAAATCGTTATTCACCGATCCGTTCTGATCGTTGACGTAGTGATCGTCGTAAAGGAGGGTAAGGGTGGACGCAGAGATGCCGAGCCTGACCTGGTTCGCGGTGGCGTTGGCGGTGCTCTTCAAATCTTGCCCCGTGGCTACGGTAATCCAGTCCACGCCGTTGACACGCACCTTGCACGAGTTGGCCCCAATCGAGTCGGCAATCGTTACTTTCCACTCGATGTAATAGAAGGTTCCTGCGCTCAGGGCTAGGGTGGACGTACCGCCGGTTACAGCGGTACCGTTACGAGTGACCGAGAGCGTGCCGTCAACGTTAAGCCTCAAATCACACTGAATGGTCCCCGCATCGAGCAGAGCAAATATGGTGGCGCTCGACAGAATGTTTGCCGACAAAGCCGCACCGACCACCCATCCGGCAGCGGCAGGGAATGTTTTCTGGACATAATTCCCCGAGCCGGAGACCGACATGGCCCCGCCACCCCGCCGCCCGCCTGACGCGTTAATGGAGGCGCCTGCCAACGAAGTCCACTTCTTCGTGATGTCCGCAGTGGCGTAGTGGTCAAACCCATCCATAAAGATCAGCGACATTCCATTTCCCCCTATCGAGTTCCGGCTAGCGAAAAGCCGATGTCGGCCAGCGTCGCGTCAGGCGTTGCTGGTGCGACCACCTTGAGAATGTCGCCGGCCGCGAAGGTCGTCTGCGATCCCATGATGAATGTCGCGGTAGCAGATCCTGCAGCGAATCGCATCGTTCCGACTGACGAGCCGTTCTTCTGTATATCGAAGTTTGTTTGGGCAGTAGCGCCTGTGCCTGCCGTCCCCCGGCTATTTGTCAGGCCAGCGGGAAAAACTACTTGCCGAGGGAATGGCAAGCGAACGAGCACCGCACTTGCAGCTGGCGCGCCGTTGTAAGTCCCGCCGACGTCATAGGGCGGGTCATAAAACTCAAGGCCGGTCTCGTCCGCCTTCACTCGGACCTCCTTGCCAGCCTTCCCGGAATAGCTCGCAGGCGCGTCGCTCAGACCTGTGAACGTCGTGGCACCAAGGTTGGCCGCCGCTTTCACATTGGTGCCATCCTGATAAAGATGGCTGACCCCACCCTGAGTCACAGCCACACCTGTGCCACTCGCCCCCTTCACGGTCAGGGTGTAAGCGCCGCTGGTGTTATTCGTGACAAGCCATGCCCGTGGATTTGTGCCAAGTGGCACGATGACATTGATATTTGCCCCCAGTGCCCCTGTGAAGTTGAGCACCAGGTTGTTCGCCTCGATCGCGGTCAGCGTCACCTCGGCGCTGCCGGCGACGCTCTTGCTGAGCCGGCCAGTCTGAAAGGTGCGCGCGAGCTCGCCGAGCAGTGCCTTAGCTTCCCCAGCTTCGAGCCGTTCGTCGAGGGTGCCATAGGTTGCGCCCAGGGCAGCGCTCGCCAGCGCAGCAAGGAAGTCGGCCGCGTTCGGGAAGACGGCAGCCACGCGCGTGATGGTACCGAATGCGGAGCCGGTCCAAACCACTGAGTAAATCGGCTCTGCAGAGGTGGCCACCACGTTCGGCTGCCCGCCCGCATCGACCTCGATGTAGTAGGTGGCAGCCGACTTTCCAGAAAAGCTCAGCGTCGCGGCGCTCACCAGCTGCAGCACCTTCGACAGCGAATTGCGCCAGGTGTAGCCGGGCTGCAGCGTCAGGTCAGAGCCACTGGTCGAGGTAGCAAAGCTGCCATAGCCGATCAAGGCAACCGAGCCGAACATCCCTTCAAACGCCGTGACAGCGGTCGCTGCGCTGGACGCCCCGCCCTGTGTGGCAGCCTGCAGCGCATCGACCGCAGCCTTGATGATCGAGTAGTTGCTGTTGTGCTTGGCGATGTAGTTCGTATCGCCGAATATTAGGCTTGCGAGATCGATGCTCACTTAACGAATCTCCTGGAAGACGCCACCCCGGAAGATCGCCGAGGAACCGTATGCAACAGCGCCATACCCACCGTAGGTAGCCAGCTCACCATAGGTCACCGGGCGGCCTTCAATAGTCAGGTCTGTGATCGAACCGATCGACAGGTCGTCCAGATTCACACTGACGACCGTGTAGGTGCCAGGCAACTCCTTCGAAAAGCCGAACACCTCATACTGCCCAGTTGCCGTGCGCCGCAGCCTGCATGCGTTGCCGGTATCGGCGTAGAGCAGCTCATCATTGCCGCGTGCGATGGGCACGTTGCGAAGCGGATCCTTCTCCCCGATGTCGACATCAACGGCGTAGATCGTGCTCAGGCCATCGGTCACAAGCAGTGCGGGCCTCGTCAGAATCTTGCCGTCAAGTTCCGTCTTGGCATCGCGGATCTGCGCAGATACGAGGTTTGTGAGAATGCTCATGCGACGAACCCCTGAAGGTCCAGCACAGCTGGCGCGTTGCGGGCCAGATTGCGGGTGTACTCGGTCACGTAGAAGCGGGTTCCGTCAGGAAACGCCAGGATGTCGCCAGGCTCAATGCGCGGATCGTCGACGATCGACGCACCCCACGACGTGGCGCTCCGGGCCCGAAATGCCAGCTCGCGTACCGCTACAGCCTGCGCATGCGCTTCATTGACAATCAGATCGTTCTCGATATCCTCGACGTTCTCCGTCCAGATTGACGCAGAGCCGTTCTTCGCCTCGGTGGTGTTGCGGCCGTGCACGAAGTCGTACGGAGTGCCCCAGACTTCGTAGATGCCAGTACCAATCGACGCGAGGATCAGGAGAACCACTAGTTCAGCTGCACCATGCACAATCTTCCCGGTGGGGGCTGTCGGACCGCCAAATGGCGGCGCAATATCCGGCAGAGCGCTGTACACCTTCATCGCGAGAATCAGACCGACCAGGGTCGGCGCCCAAGCGACCGTCGTCAGGAGAAGCTCCCCGCTCGTCGTCGTGAGCTGGCGGTACTCTTCATCGCACACTGGCAGCAGGCCACCGTTCGCAGACTGCTTCACAACGAGACGCGTGTTCTCCGCCCGCTGCCTTCCATCGTCCGAGAAAGTGATGCTCTTGCGCTGGTGCAACTGGAAAAAGCCCGCGGTGATCGTGGCATCTGCCAGCTTGCTGTCCTGCTGGGCAACCTTCGTGAGCTGCGGATCCAACCACTTCAGCCGCAGGCTTGATAGCGCAGGCACTGAACGGCCACCGCTGACATTGAGGATGCGCGCGTCATCCAGCACGACGTCCGGTGCCCGACCGAGCTCCCGAGATTGTGTGGCCAGCCGCCCCAGGCTATCGAATCGTGGAGACAGGCCAAGGGGCAGCAACAGCTGCTCGATCATGTCCCAGGCCGTCAGGTCCGCGAGCTGTGTGTTGCTGTGCATCGTCGTCACCGGCGATGGCGGCAGGACAATCTCGTCATCGTTGAGGCCCACAGCCCTGCCGATCCGCCGCACGATCTCGGTCAGCGGCGTCGCAACGGGGAAGAAGTCGGTCACGCGCCGTACGCTGCGCCAAGCCGGCGTCGCGTCAGGGCTGCGCGCAGTCAGGGATAGGCGGCGCGTGCCGCGCTCAAGCCGATAGTCGTTCACCGACTCGATAATGCCGATCCATAGGACCTGACCGTCGAGTCGCACTTCAACGACCTGGCCCGCCTTAGGCTGGCTGGAGCCGTACAGTTCCAGATGCCAGTTGAGAGAAACGTTCAGCTCACGAGGCGACTGGCGGAACGTGTCGGAAACAAAGTCAGACAGATCTAATCCGTCCGTCGCAGTGCCAAGGCGAACATCCCGAATGGATGCCGACGGGTGCAGGTACAAAGCCACCGTGCGCAGCGCGTCCTTGTCGAGTGGAGACCAGCGCCCGTCCATTACAACTTCCCCAAGATGCGCAGGCGCAGCTCAACGTCAAAATTGACGTAGCCGGCCTCATTGAAGATCACATGATTCAGCGCAATGCCGTCGCCTCCGCCGGACGTGAGCGACACCAGGGCAACCTCGTAGCCGTTGGCATTGACATAGCTCGGATACCACCTCACCCGGGAAACTGCGGGGTCAGGTGGATTCGACCAGTGAGCGACAAGCATGCGCAACTGGTCTACCGTCATGGAAAGCCCACCGTCGGCGTTCCAGCGCTCGACGACTTCGACATCCCGGATGTTGCCCTTCCAGAGCGTGTTCGCCGCCCCGCCGAGCGTGCGCGTGCTGGCCCAGGTCGGTGCAATGATCGCGTCACCGTCCATGTTGGTCCACTGATCAGGTGCCCGCGCGTAGTCGTAGGTGCCGAGCGTCGGATGGACAAGCCGACCCTTGCCGGCTGCGGCCCCAATTGCCGGCAAAACAGAAATCGTCAGCTGCTCAGTTTCGGTCACCGCATCGCCTATGGTGAAGCTTGCGGAGCTGGTCAGAATGGTCATAGCCCATCCTCCACCGTTGCGCTTGCACTCAGATTCATGGTGCCTGGGGCGTCGCAATGAACTGTGGTAATCGAATCGCCGTGCACGTCAGAGCCAGCTGGATGTCGCGCGATCGCAGCATCGCCAGTCACAGAAAGCTGTACCGAAGCGCCCGCGATTGGCTCGCCTGCATCGCCCACCGCACGCACGAGCACGGGCACATCCCGGCCCTTGCGCGGAGCCCTCAGTGGCAGCGGCTTCGTCAGGTGAGTTGCGAGCGGAACCGGGTACCAGCCACGGATTACCGACTGACAGGCACCATCCACTGCATTAGGAACCATCTGGAATGCCAGCAGGCGGCGGCAGATGCGGTCCCACGCATATGCGACGTCGCTGCCGGTTGGCGCCGGCGATCGCACCGTATGCAGCACCTCGCCAGAGGTGTAGTCAACCAGGTTGAGGAGCCCATTGTTCATTGCCACGTAACAGCGGCGCTCATCCTCCGGCAGGATATCCGTCGGCGTCCCGCCGACATTGATGTGGCGGATCAGCGCGCCAGTCGTCCAGTTATAGACGCCTACCTTATTGGCCCCGGCCTCGGTGCTGGTATAGAGGACAGCCAGATTCTGTTGGCGGTCAACCATGGGGATATGGACTGCGATGACCCCGAAGTCGGAGGGCTCTCTTCGCGTTCCCGGAATCTCCGCAAAGTTGATCGGGTCCACCTGGAAGAAGCTACCGAGGATGGATCTTTGCCACAGCGAGCCGTCCCGTGCCTGGAAAAGGTCATAGTCGTAGTAGCTTGACGGGGTGGCGCCGCGCTCCATGAACTCGCCTGTCACGGCATTGAACTTCCACCACAAGCGATCCCAGCCTGGCCAGTAAATCCGATTCGTCACGCCGACCACCACAATCACGGCATCAGCGGTTGGAGTCTTCTCTTGCGTAACAAACAAGCCATTAATTTGGTTGAATTCTTCCGCATAGATCCGGGGCGGCGTCACCAGGTAGCCGTTGTACAGCGACTGCAGGCCGCCCCCATTCGGAATACCGTTCCATTCGGCAGGGAGCCGGTAGCGCACCGGGCTGGATTGAAAGACTTGGCGGAACATCAGAATCTCACCTCCGCCGTGATCGACGGCGTTCCCCCGGCTGCCGGCGGGGCCACATAGGTGTTCCACGCCCACCCGTCGCTGTCGGTCACACTCTGCGTCAGTTCCAACGCACCCGGGCCACTCAGCGCCCAATCGACGACCTCGTCCGGGCATGGCTCGCTGTTCGAGCCAAGCAAGCGAGCCTTGATGAAGCTTGCGCGGCCTTTTGCTAGCGGCGTGACAGCAACCGGATTGGAGATTGTAGACGGGCGCGGAGAGCTGGCAAGCACCTTGAGTTGGGCGCCAACGAGCGCGACAAAGATGTCATGCCGGGGGCTGTACCACGCGCCGGCGTTGGTTCCGATAAATGCCACACCGCCGACCTGCGCCTTCTTGACCCAATCGTAGAAGACGACCGTGCCATTGCTGAATGCAACTGCGAGAACATCGGCATCGCGAGTACGGGATACCGTGGCGCCGCCGCTGATGGCAGCGCCGCTGAGGCTGGCCTCGTATGACCAGCTACCCACGAGAGTCAGCGGCTTGAATTGCACGTTGGTCTCCGCGATATGAAGGTAGCGATCCGGCGTACGCACCTGGACGTTGCTGACATAGCCCGAAGCTTCGGACTCAATTACCAAGTCGCCAAATGTGGCGGCCCTCTTATTGAACCTGTAGAGCCCGCTCTCCATAAATGAATCGTGGATCAAATACTCGCCGGGATTCTGTAAGTCCAGCGCGAATGCGTTGGCCCTGCGCTGAGCCGCCCGAAGATACGCGCAGCCATCCAACTGCGCCACCAACAGGCCACCCTTGATGCCGCTGAAAGCATAGAAGCCAATGTCGTCGTCGTAGAGCGCCGCAGCACTTGTGGACGGGTCCGTGACCACCGCACCGTCCGCCACGATATCGAAGGGGCCCGCGAGCAGATCAAGTGCCATGCTCAACCTCGATGAGGGCAGACCCTGGAATGCCGGCTGGGTCGTATTTCGCCCACGCCCGACCCTGCGAGTCGGTGCGGCCGGCCAGTGGCGTCACCACCCCGGGGCCACTGGCTACCGACCACGAAACCGCGACGTTGGGCGGCCCTTCGAACACCACAATGGCAGTCGCATCCGCGCGCAGAGGATTGGATAGCATGCGCAAGCTCATCGTGTCGCCGCCATCCGAGCAAGTTCGCTGCCCAGCCAATCCTGCAGCGTCCAGTGAAGGGCGCTGTCCGGGATCTGCAGTTGGAAGCTGGTCGGCGCAGGCTGCAGGTGGGGGGCGCCGGACGCGGCGGGCGCGGACACCAGCCCACCCCCAGCAAAGCGCGCCACCGCGCTCGAGCGGGCAAATGCTGCCGGATAGACCGCGCCACGGAACTGCGATGCAGCCGAGCGCACGGCCGCGCCGCCGCGGTTCACCCAATTCAGGAAACCCACACCGACATCGCGCACGGCCGACGCCCGCACCACATACTCCTGGTCGGATAGCAGCGCCGGAATGCTGTCGCTGGTCGTGGTGCCGGGGCCGCGGATGTAGCCGCCTTCGGCCTTAGCTTGGGCCCCAAGCCCGAAGATGCTGAATACGCCGCTGACACCTTCCGCGCTAAATAGCGAATCGAAGAGTTTCCTCCCGAGCTTTTGACCGATCGCATTGAGAAGGGAATTAACAACGCTTTTGGCAAACTGGTTGACTGCCTCAGATGCGCTCTTTGCGCCATTAACAATGTCTTGAAATAGTGTCCCGAACCCGCTCACCGTCGCGTTCTCGAGGGTATTCTGCAGATTGATGATGGGCCTTCCGAGTTCGTCAAGCTGAGCTTTGACGTTCTCCGCCTTCACCTTGATCTGCACGGATGGCGATGTCGCGGAAAGCTTCTGGAGCTCAGAATTGAGGGATTCGAGGACCGGAAGTGCTCGCTCCTTGAATGGGCGGAAGCGAATCTCCAGCGCATCCCCATCGAAGCCCTGAAATTGCAGGAGCTGCCCGGCACGCTGTAGGTCTCCCATAACCTGATCGATCTGCCCCTTGATCCGCTCAAAGTCGGCCTCGTCGACTTCGAGCCGGATCTTCTGCTCGACCTCCGCTGGAGAAATCAGATCTGGGTTCTTGCTGGCTTGCTCGACCAGGTCCCGGTTCCGCGCGCGCACGTTGGCCTCGATCTGCGCGCGGGTCAGCGTTCCCACGGCCGCAGCTACATCGGTCTCGATCCCAAGGCCCTGCGTCTTCAGCAACCGTGTGGCGCGGTCGCGCTCACTGTTGTTTTCGGCCAGCGCCTGGGTTCGATCCTGCTCGAGCTTGAGGTTGCGGGTATTGAGCTGCTGGATCTCGGTCTCCAGCTTCTTGCCCTGGGTAGCGATCTGGACCCGCTCATTCGCGCTCTTCGGGTTCTGGCCACCCAAACGCCCTTGCTCGGCCTGCAGTTCCTCGATCAGCTTCTGGTTGCGCTCCTTCTCCGCATCGATACCGTCGGTGGTAATCTGCAGGCGCTTGTCATAGTAGGCATTGATGCCCACCAGGCTCTCCTTGTATGCACGCTCGTTCTCCGCCTGGTCGAAGGACAGGGCGTCTTTCTTCAGGGTGAGTTCCTGATCCAGCGTCGCCTTCAGGCTATCGAAATCTGCCTTGGCCGCGGCATTCTGCGTGCCCAGCCCAGAGGCGCCCGCGCCCTGCCGGCGCGCCTCGGCGATGGCGTCGTTGCGGGCCTTGGTAACTTCGGCCAGACGCTTGGGATCGAACTTCGGGTTGTCCTTCTGAAGCTCGGGCGTCTCCGACACGGCCTTGGCGAATGCGGAGTTGATCTCCTTGATGTCGTCGGCCGCTTTCTGGGACGTGCTGCGGTGCTTCTTCACCAGGTCTGTGAAGTCCTGCAACGCCCCGCTGTTCTTCAGGCCGATCTTGCCAATGGAAGCCTCTTGCTCCTTGGCCTGTTTGTCGACTGCCTGCTGTTGCAGCTTTCCAAGCTCCTCGAGGGCCGCCAACTGCTGTCGCGCCTGATTCAACTCCCGATCGCGCGAGCCACGGGAGAGCTTTTCGCCGTTGCTTAGGACGAACGGCCGCATGCCGCTCGGCCCTGGTTGCTGCGCCGCACCTTCGAGCAACCCGATCCTGTTGCGCAGCGCATCCTGTGCCGCCTTGTTTTCCCCGATCTCCCCTGCGCCGAACTTCAGCTCCCGCTTCATGCGGGCAATCTTGTCGCGGGTGGTCTGCACCGAAACGTCGATGCCGTTGAGCGAGTCCTTCGCCGCGCTGCCGAAGGACGCCCATGCGGCCACGCCGGTGATCAGCAGCGCGACAATGCCGATGGGACCGCCAAGCAGGCCGGCGACGCGCGAAAGCACGCCAGCGGCGCCAGCCGGCCCCATGGCCGTCGCAAGGGCTGCCTGGGCTGCCGCGTGCGCGGACGCTGCCGCTGCGGCACGCTGCTGGGCAGGCACCAAGACTGTCTCGGCCAGCGCCAATCGCGCCATGCCGGTTGCAGACGCCACGGCAGCCTGGGCTTCAGCTAGCAGCAAGCCCGTATGAATCCTTACTGCATCCGCATGCGCCACCTTAGCGCGCAGATCTGCCAACGTGGCAGCGGTGGCAGCCCGAGTGGCGGCATCACCGCCGAGGGTCGCGCTGGTCGCCGCGGTGATCGCGCCAGCAATCCCCTCCAGCACCCCGCGCACCACCTGGAATACCTTGAGCGCCGCGTACGCCTGCCCGAGCGCAACCACGGCTTCGCGATGCTCGAGCAGGAAGCCAGCCACCCGGCGCAGGCCCTGCCCGAGGTCGACCAGACCCTCCGCAAAGCCTCGCATCGTCTGCACTGTCTGCGGATTGAGCTGGATCGATTTGACCTTGTCACCCTCGCGCTCGATGGTCACGAAGGCGTCGGTCGCCTCCCCCAGCCCCTCCTTAATGGCCTCGAACAGCGGCTTGAAGCCCTCGGCAGCCGCGCGCGTCGCCCCCTCCTTCAGGCTGGAAAGCCGGCCATCGAAGGTGTCACCGAAGCGCGCGGACGCGGCCTCGAAGCCCTGCAGCCGGTCCATCAGGAACTTGAACAAGCCTTCGCTCGAAGCCTTGGCGCGCTTGATGTCCTCGTCTTTGATGCCAAGGGCCGTGGCCAGAGTGGAGCCCGACGGCGTGATGCCGCCCTGCACCAGATCCCGCAGCTCCTGAATCACCTGGTTCGAGTTCAAGCCGAGGGACTTGACCGCATTGACGCCGGTCACAGTCAACTGGCGCACCTGCTCCAGCGTCATCTTGGCAGCAAGCGCCGGGCCAAGGATGGCCTGGAATGTCCTGACAAGCTCCTCGCTGTTGGCGGCGGTGGCCAGCGCATCATTGTTCAGGTCCGCGATGATCTTGCGCGAGATGCCCAGAGCTTGGTTCAGGCTGACAGCCTTGCCGTCGATGGTGATCATCGAGGACAGGATGCCGGCCATCCCAAGCTCAGCCGTCTCCATGCTGGCAGAGAACTTGATGCCCGCTTCCGGCAGGCCAGTCAAAGCCGCTTTCACGGCCTGCAACGCCTGCCCGACGATGAAGATGCCGGCCGCGACGGTGCCGATGCTCTTCAGGCCAGCCACGCTCTGACCGATTGACCGCACCTCGTCGCCCACCTTCGCCAGCTCGCCCGCGGTCGCGCGTGCGGTCGTCTGGACGCCCTGCAGGCCCGACTGGACGCCGGAGAGATTCTTGCCAGACTCGTCGGTCTTCTTCAGCGCCGCAGCAAAGTCGCGCAAAGCGGCCAGGGCACGCTCGTTGGCAAGGTTGATCCGGTAGCTGATCTCACGTTCGGTCATGGCGTTTAAGTGGTGCGCTGAATGCCTTCCAGAGTTGTTTCCAGCCCTTCTCGTCGGCCTGGCCGCCACGGGCAATCAGGAGTTGCTCCCGACTCCGCTCCTGCGCCTGCCGGGCTATGGCGTCCGAGAAGCCCCTCAACTGGGCCATGGTGTAGCCCAGAACCTCGGTCAGGCTGTGGCCGGCCCCGATGAGCTGCTGGGCGATGTCGAACCACCCGAGAGCATCGCCTGAAGCTGGCTGGCTACTGGCTTCAGACGTCGCTCGAAAAAATCCCGGTTCACACTAAGCACGTCGGCAAACAGATTGACCGGGACGTCCAGCTCCTGCTCGTCCAGCCAGGCCCTCTCCACGCGCGCGCCGATGCAGATAGCAGTCAGCAGAGCCTCTGCGTGTCGCGTGAACAGGTGCACGATGTCACCGGCCACCATCGCATCCGGCAGCACACCAATATCGGTGAAGACGGGCTCCAGAGCCGACAGCATCGGGCCGAATTCCTTCACCTTGAGGGGAGTAATCCGAGTCTGGCGCTCGCCGCTGCCGCTCTCAATCGAGGGGCCGCCGGCGAGCTGCGTCAGTTCGGCAGCAGGTTCGGGGGTACTCATCGATTACGTCAGCTGGACCAGGCGGCCGAACTGGCCGTAGTCGCTGGCTGCGGTCTTGGTCTGGTCGCTCAGGCACGACCCAGCCAACTCGAAGGTGTTGAGGTCGTCGCTGATCATCGAGAAGTCCTTGGCCGGATCCAGGCGAGTGCGGTAGATATCGAGCACCACCTTCGGAAAGCCGGATACTGCGGTGTTGAGCCCGACGAAGCGCACCCAGTATTCGACGTTGGCGGCCGTGTACATCTTCACGCGGCTCAGAGCGGCCTTCGTGTAGTCGGCCTTCAGAGGCAGTGTGTACGGGCCGCCGGTCGTCGCGTCCAGGATCTCGATCTGACCAGATTTCGCGTCCAGATCGTAGTTCGTGCCGGCCACCAGGGTCTTCGGCGTTCCGGAGCTGTCCTTGATGGTGACGGCCGACAGATCCTGAGCAGCCAAGATGAAAACATTGCCAACCGCAAGGGTGCCGGTGGTGGGCGAGATGATCTCGTTGGTGACCGATCCGGACGACTGCGCCACCGCGTCGCCCTGCGTGAGCAACTGGATGTTCTCGGTGCTGATCTGGCGGAGCGAAGCCTTGAAGCTCATCTTGAGCTCACGCGTGATACGCACGACAGTCTGACGGTTGCCGGAATAGTTTTCCTTGGCCTCCAGGACATCCGGCTCGGCCGAGAACGAGACATCGGCGGCATCGCCGACCCAGCGCAGTGCCTTCGGATTGCCAGCGGTATCGCGTTGGCCGAAGAACAGCTTCCCCTGCCCCGAAAAATAGTCCATGTTGCGCTCCAGTTGTGGCCGTTACGGGGCCGTGGGTTTTTCCAGATATTCAACAGCGCCCAGCACCTGAGCGCACACAGTCTTCGAGCCGGCGGCACGCGGCATCGCGCGATCCCCTACGATGCGCAGGTTCATGACCAGTCCATCCAGCCCGCCATCCTTGAACACGGCACGCTTGATGTCGGCGATCAGCGCATGGGCTTTCACGAGCGGGTTGTCCGGGTCGCACACATCAAAGGCCTCGATCACGAACGAGCGCGCCCAGGTATTGGTTCCGGCATGCGGCCGCATATCGCTCTTGTTCTCGCCCGAGCCGTCATGCAACGAGGCCAGCGGAACTGGATCCTGCTCATCGTTACCGAACTCCCGGCCTAGATAGACCCGCACGCCGATGTCCGTCTGATAGCCGCCTGCCACGCGAATCGTCGCGAGCCGCTCTTTGATGGCCTGGAGGATTTCAAGCGCCTTGCTCATGCCTTAGTCACCCAATAAGCGGCAACGAAAGCGTCATCCTCGTCGCGCTCGTCGACGGTGTACGTCACGGCAGCGAGTGCACTGAGTTCCTCGGGGGTATAGCTGGCACTGTCGTAGACGACGGTCGCGCCGCGGGCCAGAGTCGCAATGTCCGAGCGCAGCACGGTAATGCGGGTGCCAATCTCGGTGCGATCACCGTATTCCCCAGCGGTGCGAGGCAGGCGCTCGACCACGGCGTCGAAAACGTCTTCACCCGAGCGCAGGCGGGCATTCGCCAGGCGGCGAAGCACCGCCCGGGATACACGCTGATCGAACGAATGCGGCGCGAACATGTCTTGACGGGCTGTCAGGTTGCCGCCGGCAGATAGGCGCCGAGCTTGATCTTGACGGTGCCGCTCGGGTTGGCAGCAGCCTCGACCGCCACACCCACGCACACCTGCGCCGTGGTGGTCTTGTTGACCACCTTGTTGGCCGCATCCCAGAACACGCGGTCACCGACGCTGATGGCCAGGGCCGAGGTCTTGGCGATCTCGACCACCCCTTCGGTGCGGAACTCGTTGGCGACGCCATTCTTGGCATCGTTGACCGCGATGCCGAACAGGCCGGCACCGAACAGGTATCCGGTGCCTGCGGACACGTCGGCGGCAGGGGTCAGCGTCAGATGCTCACCGTACTGAACGAAGTTTTTCATGATCCGATCCTTTCGAAATCAGGGGGTTGGAATCGGCCGCTTACGCGCCAGCGTTCATGTGCGCGCCGCGGTAGTCGATGCCTGCGACACCGAAGTCGATGCGGACCTTGTAGCGGGCGCCATCCACGTCGAAGCCGTTCTGCAGCTCCAGATACGGGTCCTGCGCACCATCCAGGAAGGCAACCTCCATCGCCGGCGCCTCCGCGGGATCGGCGAAGAAGTACCAGGCGGTACCGGACAGGCGGGGGGTATCGATGATGTCCCGCACCAACCCGCGCACCAGGTTCGGCTTCTGCAGCTTGTTGGCAGTATCCGGGTCGTACTGCGCGTCATTGGTCACGCGAGCGGTGCCGCCGATGCCGATCGGGCCCAGCCAGATCGCCGGACGCAGATCCAGATAGTCGTTGCCGCTGACGTCCTTCTGCTGCGCCATCTGCACGCGCCCGGCATCGAAGGACGCCACTGCTGGCGCTGCGGCGGCGGCCGCGATGTTCTTGTGGTTAGCATGGAACAGCGCAAGACCGTCGTCCAGCGTGGGGCCGGCGCCGGAGTTCTCCGCCAGGCGCGCGTACACGGCGGCCTCGATGGTCCGCTTTGCGGCGCGGCCGAGCATGCTGGCAACACCGACGAACGCACCCAGATCATCGTTGATGATCATTTGGCGGCTCAGGTTGATGATGTTGCCGCGGGTGCCGGCAGTGATCGTGGCCTTCTCGCCATCGGGGATGGTCTTGTTCTTGAATTCGCCCAACTCGTTGATCACGTCCAGGTTGCCGAGGCTGCCGACGCGATAGCGGGGGTGAGCACGGAAGTCCGACACGCTGCCGATGGCGCAGAAGCGCGACCAGGTGTCGGGAGCGAGCGCGTACGCCTGCTGCAGCGTCTTGTGCATCGTGTTTTCAAGCAGGATCGGGAAATCGCTGGTGGACTGCGTGAACGCAGCTGCCACGATCTCCATCTGACCCATGCCGTCGACCTTGACGCCAGCCCGAACCAAGCATGCGCGCGCCAGATCGAGCAGCTTGTAGCCACGCAGCGGATTGGCTGCATTGGCGCGCACCGGCGACCCCTTGTCATCGCGGGCGGCGGCTCGGGCCAGGATTGCCTCGGTCGCCGCCGCTCGGAACTTGTCCTGCTCATCCTCGACCGTCACAATGTTGCCGGCCACCGGCGTGCCTTCCTTGCCGAGGTGCGCCAGCAGCTTTTCGCGTGCAGACTGCACGCTGCACTGGGTATCGCCCTCGCAAGCAGCCATCAGATCGGCCACGCCTTCGCGGGCCGCGAAGCTGGCAAATGCAGCACGAATGTCGGTGCGGCGCTGTGCCTCGGCTTGCACGCCGCGCGCAACCGCTTCGGCCTGAGCGGCCTGAGCTGCGGGATCGGCCGGAGCTGCGGGCGCCGGTGCAGCGGCCGCCGGGTTCGGATGAGGCATGTGCTTCTCCTTCAAGTTGAAAGCGGCTGCCGCCGCCGGGATGGCGCGGAAGCGAGAAAGGTCGTGGGACGCGGCAATCGGCATCGCCGTGGTGACCGAATCGATGAACTTCTCGGCGAGCGCCTGCTCTGCCGTGTAGTAGTGGTCGACACCATCGGTCAGCAGCGCCAGCATGTCGTCGGCAGCTCGGCCAGTCTTGGCGGCGTAGCTGTTCGACATGGCCTGCGACCAGGTGTCGAGGTAATCAGCGACTTCGCGCAATGCGACGGCATTGCCAGAGGCGTAGACCCAAGGCGCATGGATCATCAGGATGGCGTTTTCGGCCATCTCGACGGTGTCGCCGGCCATGGCGATCAGGCTTGCGATGCTCATGGCGGTGCCGTCAATGCTGACGGTGACCGCGGCTCGGTGCCGCTTGAGCGCGTTGTAGATGGCGATGCCATCGGAAACCGAACCGCCGAAGCTGTTGATGCGCACGGTAAGCTCATCGACGTTCAGAGCTGCCACTTCCTTGACAAAGTCAGCAGCCGTCACGGACTCACCCCACCAAGATTCCCCGATATCGCCGTAGATGAAGATCTCGGCGGAGGTGGCAGCAGTGCCGCCGGCCGCGAGTGCTGCGGCGGCGGCTGCCGACACTGCCCGGGCGCGAATGCTGTACCACTTCTGGGAAGGCTTGCTCATTGCCGTGACCTGTGCATTGGTATGCAGCAAGTGTGGCAAAAAGGGATTCCGGTTTTTAGGGGTAAAACCGGAATATTTTCTTCGGGGGTGACCTGAGGGCTTGACGGACCATTGGCCGCACGCGCCATGCCAAAATGAAAAGGCCCCGCCGAAGCGGGGCTGCTCTGGTATGTTTACCGGCTCCTACACCTGAACAACCGGAGCAAAATGACTTCATCCAACAATAAGCCCGTTGTCCCGAACCCGCAACCTGTCTACAGGGGTCCGGCCAAGGACGGCTACAACAAGAGCAATCCTACGCCACGGCCTTCCACGCCGCAAAAGCCGCAAAAATAAACAACAGCGGGCTGGCTGCGGCAGCAAGCCGCAGCCCGTTGAGCCATTTCGCCACCTTGGCATTGCTACTAGCGGCCGTGTCGATACGCTTTTGAAGCCCTTCTATCTCGGCCTCTTTCAAGGCCTCAACGGAAAACTCAGGTTGATAGAGATTCCTCGGCTCATTGTAGACGGCAGGGATCTCCCGAACCATCAAGCAGTTCCGGACAAGCAGAAGGCTTAAGATCAAGAACCAGACGGTAAAGGCAATTGCACCAACCGACAACCAGCTCAGACTGTTCTGCTCTATAGCCTTGGCTGCATATGCCAGGCCACCCCCAAGAGCTGCGAGGAACACGGTTAATGTCGTCGCCGAATCCTTCGCCATCACATCAGCGCTTGCGTGATGCAACTTGAGGTTCTCGATCGCCGATTTTTCCACCCAATCCAGCAGTTCGCTCATTCCGCCTCTCGTAGTTTCTCGATTCTTCACTATATCTTAGGCCCATCAAGCAGCTTGCTCGCCGGCTCGGGAACGGGTGCGACCTTGTGGGGGCGCATCGGGCGGCGCATCGGCGGAGGTTGGCACACCTCCCTTAGTGCTAGCGAAGTTCGAGGCCAGCACCAACCCCTTGTCGGCGGCTTCCTTTCGGAACTTCGTGATGTTTTCCAGCACGTCGTACGGATTGACGCCGCGCTTGCGCATGACCTCGACCTCGGATGCGAAGCCGCATTGCACCAGCAGCTGCCAGGCGAGCGCTTCCTTCATTGGGTCGATCCATGGCATGGCCTGGCCGACGAACATTGCATCGTCAGCCAGATCTGGCGCCACATCCTTCGGTCGCGGCACAACTCCGGACAGGTCGGCGATCGCGACGAAAGCCTCCCATACTGGCTGAACGAACATGCCAGTGAACTCGTCGGTCAGCACAGCATAGTTGACCCACTGCTCCACCAGCTCCTGCCGCTGCGACGAATAGGTGCCATCATAATCCCGGCTGATGCTCGAGTAGCTGGCGCCGATGCCGGCTGATGCCGCGCGAAGCTGGCCCTGCCGGAAGGTGAGGACGTTTGGATTCGGCCGCTTGGTGTCGACCAAGCCGATTTCCTCGCCCACCTGCAGGCCGTCGATGATGGTCCCGGGGTCAAAAGCGATTTCGCGCGGAATAGGGTTGCCCTGCTCGTCCCGCTGGATGCTGTCCGGATTGAATCCATCCGGCGAAAGCTTCTTGATATAGGCGGTCAGGCGAGCGGCAAGCTTGGCAGCCACTCGCTCGCTCTCCTCATAGTCCTTGATGTCCTCGATCCGGGTAATCACACTAGCGAACTCGGAAACGCCGCGGAGCTGGCCAATGCGGTCGATGGCCGCCACTTGCAGCATGTTCTCTGCGGGGATTCGCTTGACGTCTGAGCCGCGCGCGAGGAAGGCGTTTTCTCCCGGGAAGCTCTTGTAGACGTAGTAACCAGTACGGCGGCCCCAGGCATTGCGCTGGATCCCCTGCCGAATATTGGCGGCCGGGTCCTCATAGTCCATCGGAACCATATCGGGTTCGAAGAGCTCAAGCGAGAACGGTACCTTGCTGCCGTGCTGGAGGAACGGCACGGTGCCGCGCAGCATCTGAGAGAATGCCTCGCCATCTCGAAACCAGGTCTTGGCAACCAGCCGCTGGACCTTGGCCCAGTGGTGCTCCTGCGTGACTTCCGGCAGCTTCTGCCAGTCTCGCCAAGCCGCGCGCAAGTCGGCGGCATACTTCTCGTGAATCGTGCCATCGGGCCGTCGCGGCTGCGGCTCGACCCCGATTCCACCGGGGCCGACGACGTTGTTCACGAGCGTGCGCAGCATTCCGCGCGAGATGTCATGGTTCCGCTCAAGGTGACGCGCCTGGGCGCGCAGCCAGATTGCGCCTTGCCGGACCAGTTGGTCCGGCGATGCCTGATTGCGATGGAATTTCCTCAGCCGGCTGGGCTTCGCCGCTTCGTAGCCCGCCTGGAGAGCCGCTCGGTCAAATAGACGGCGGCGCCCGGCCGTTGGATCGAAGAATGCAACAAGCTGGTCGATCAGGTTCATGGTCAGCTGTCCAATCTGGCATTGAGAAAACGGATGCCGCCGGAACCTGGCACGCCGGCGGCCTGCGCCTGCTCATTGGCCACGCGAGCCTCCCATTCCTGCCGCCCCTTCCGAATTTCGGATAGGTCCTCCATGCGCAGAACACGGTCGCCCAAGCGGGCTTCCTTGCCTTCAAGAATGGCCTGCTCGGCGGCCAAATACTTCGCGAGCATGTCGGTGGCGGTAGTCATGGCGTCCAATCTATGGGAAATCGAGTCCGGTTTTTAGGGGAAAAAGCGGAATATCTGCACGGACCGCGATCAACCCCGGTTGATCACTTCATAGAACGTGGTCTTGCTGATCGAGAATTGCCGGCACACTTCGTCGCGGTTCCGGCCATTGAAGGCGGCACGGATGGCCTCGTCGCGTTCGCGCCGGTCTGGCGCCGGGATATAGACCTCTTGCCCACCCAGAAGCCGGCGCAGCCCGCGTTCGAGCCCCTCAATGATCGGCCTGGCAAGGTGCTCGACTGCCGTGATCTCCTCCCGCACGATGGTCGTCAGTGCTCCGGTGAGGTCGATCGCGGCGTCAGATTGCGAGGCGTCTTCGTTCTTGAGGGGGTCGCTCATAGGCGGCTACTCCAGTCGTCTGAGGCAATGGCAGTTCTTCTGGCGGGTGGTCGGGGTGTTGCCGGCGCTGCCACTACTGAAGGCGTCGCGGTGCGCGCCGACGAGCCGGTTGGCTGGGACATCAGGCGTTGTTCCATCTGATCCCAATACTTCGCCGCCTTGCGAGCCAGGTCGAGGTGGGTTTCCAGCCAGACGGCATAGACCGTGCAATCCCAGGCCTCGACACGCTTACGGGTGGCCGACCATTTGGACTCTTCACCCCTGGCCGTCATTTTCGTGGTGCGCTGTTCGCCGGCCATCTGGCGGAAAAACTCGTCTGACAGCTCGTGCGAGAAGTGCATGTAACCGGGGCCCGGACGGGGAATGTGCAGCCGGTTGTAGATCAGGTCCTTGGCGTGGTTCGTTCCCACGTGCCAAAGCTGCACGCCGTTGCGCTTCACGCGGCCGCGCCAGTCGATGTCCACTTTGGCCACGCCGTCCTTGATGTGCTTCTCCCGGCCAGGCCGACCGGCAACGGCAAACACCTTGCGGCGGGCATACTTGGCTGCGTAGGCATAGACCGCATGCGTATTGTGACCGCGGGAGTCGATGGCAGCGCCTTCTATATATAGAGTGGCACCTGACTCGTGGGTGAATGGGGTGTCAAACAGGTATTCCGTCAGGTCGTCCCACACCTTGTCCTGGGCCGGGTTCCCGAAAAATACCTGGTGGTCGACCACCCATTTCTCGCAACCGCGGCCGTAGGCCCACACCACCACCTCCAGCCGGTTATCCTGCGTATCCACACCCGCCAGCAACAGCAGACCTCCTAGCGGCACCCACCGCAGCGCATATGGCTCGGCACGCTGCTTGATCTCGTCGACGTCGGTGCGCTCGACCTCCTGCTCCCAGGCCTCTCCGCGGGTGGTGTTGACGAAGGCCTTCAGCTTCGACATGTCGCCTGTCTGGGCCTTCTCGTTCGCCGCCAGGAACTCGCGCACGATATCGGCCCAGTCCACGGCCGGACTATAGGCGGTCCAAACCCCGACAAAGGCGACGTGGCGCGGTGGCCGTATCACCTTGCCCTTCACATTGCGAAACACACCATCGTGGCTGATGGTGGTGCCGTCATCCGACTGGTACCGGCCCTGCTCCCACACGCGCAAGTAGTCGGCCTGCTGAATCAGCGCGCCGCAATGCGGGCACAGGTGGCGCACGGTCTCCGGGTCACCGTTCGTCCACTTGAAGCCGTGCGCTTCTTCCTTCCCGCCCCAGGTGATTGGGTGGAAGGTGTCGCATTCCGGGCAGGCGATGTGGTACCGGAACCGTTTCTCGGCAAGTTCCACCCGGCGCTCGATCAGCGACAGGCCCTTGAGCTTGGGGGTAGAGCCGCACACCAGCTTCGGAAAGGTGGCGCCCTCGGTACGCTTGGCTGCCAGCGTGACGGGGTCCCCCTCTTTCTCGACATCGCTGTCGAACGCGTCGAGCTCGTCGAGATAGGCCACGTCCACTGAGATCCGGCGGTAGTTCTTTGCCGCCTTGCCACCGCGCAGGTGGAGCATGGAGCCGAGAAACTTCTTGGCCTGCAGCGTGTTGTCCTTGTGCCTGGCGAGGAAGGCCGGGAAGATTTCCCGCATCACGGCCACATCGCGCAGCATCGGTTCCAGCTCAGTCTTGACGAACTCGTCGCGGTCGTCATCGGCCGGCTGCCAGAGGGCCTGGTTCCGGCGCCGGTGATGGGCGAAGTAACCGACCGCGGCGAGAATCATCTTCGTGTAGCCAACCCGGGCCGACTTCTGCAGGTCGACCTCACGGATGGCGTCATTGCTGATGCACGCGAGGATGGCACGCTGGAACGGCCAGGCACTCCAGGCCTGCTCAACGTACGAGGACTCTGCCGATAGGTAGAAATGCTCAGCCGCCCATTCCTCGAGGTTCATCGGCTCCGGCGTGCCGAACCCTGCCAAGCCCCGGCCGAGGTGGTGCGCAATGATGGGGCGATACTGAGGCGCCAGCATCAGGCGGGCTCCTCCTCGTCGGGCGCCTCGATGCCCAGGTCATCCAGCGTCACGGCGGCGGCAATGTTCCGTGCCTTGGCCACCTCCCGGGTGATGAGCTCCACGTCGGTAGCGGACAGAGTCGGCAGCCGGCGCTTGAGCATGCCTGGTATCGCCTCGAGGATGCCGGACACGCGTGCACCGGCCTGCGACAAGACCTGCTCGATCAGATGAACCGGCGCCAGCTCCCGCCTGGTTACCTCGTTCTGCAAGGCGATGCGATCGGCCTGCTCCTTCGCCAGGCGTGCACGCTCTGCGACGAGGTCGAACTCACTCTCCGAAGCGCGTCCGGCGGCGGTTTCGCGCAGGTGGCCGCAATAGGCAAGCAGCATCTGGCGGCCGGTCATGCCGGAGAGGATGATCCCGCGCGCGACGAGGCCGCTAACCGCCGGCTGGCTGATGCCAACCAGGGCAGCAAATTCGGCTTGCCTCAACTTCACGTCCAGGTCGATCACATAATCCCCATAGAGCTGCGTCGTGACTAGAGAGCGCGCGAGGCTCGAATTACCCTTACAGGGCGCCTCTTAGGAGTACCTTTCGTCACTTTTGACGCCGCGCACCAGACCTGTGCAGCAGCCGGGCAGGCGCCGGGCGGCGACGCCAAGGCGCCGGCACTGGCCGAGGCCGGACCGATCGCTGTCATCGAAAAGCCCTCGAGTACTTGGCCAGGGCACGTGTCAGCTCACCCTCAAACGCGGTGCGTGCGATCTGGTCGGCTACCTCGAAGAAGCGGAAGCGCGGCTGGTAGCCCGGCGCACGCACGAACACGAGCACGGGCACGATGTCGCTGCCGTGAATGCCACGCTTGGCATAGACACCAGATTGCAGGCTCTGCATGCGCCCGTGCATCCAGCTGCGTGCGCCGATGCGATGCCCGCGCCGGGCCACGAAATAGGCCACGCCGTTGACGGTCTTGAACCCATTCGCACTGCGCCCGACTCGCTCACGCCGCGCGCGGCTCTTGTCTGTGGCGTTGGCGCGATACCCCTGCTCGCCGAAGGCACGGAGGTAGCTCAGGATCTGGATGATCTGGGCGCGGCTCATGTTGCCGTAGGCGTCCAGCTTCGCCCCGGCCGCTGGGATCGCGTACTCGTCTGGCAGCATGGCGCCGATGCGCTGCAGCGCCTTCTCGAAGCGCTTCCAGCCCCGCCCTCCCCCTGAGACTTCGGGCGCCAGGTACTTCACAGCAGGCATGCCCTTGCTGGTATCCGCTTTGAGACCCACCACTGCCTCAGGCTTGGCCGGCGTGGCGGGCGTCAGGTACACGCTGTTGATGGTGTATCGGGTCGGCCTGTCAAAGGCACGCTGGATCTCAGTCCGCTCAGCGTCGCGGATCTTGCGTCCAGTCTGCGTGAGGGCGACGACGCTGGCGAACGGCAGGTCGCGATTCATTAGCCGGTCGATGTCACGTATCACAGCGGCTGCATTGCCACTCATGCTTAGCTTGTCGGCCATCGTCAGCTCAGTCGCGGCACAGGCCGCATGTCAAACCAGACACAGGTCATGATGCCGACGACAACAGATACCAGGATCCACACGTACATCATCGTCATCACCTCGAAAAGAAAAAGCCTGCCGAGTTGCCTCGGACAGGCAAAGCCCACATCGTGGGAGGAGACACAGGTTGCGGCGCGCGTGCACGCGCCCCAGAAGCGGCGTGGCAGAGCGAAAGATTCCCCGGTGCTTTCACTTTGTTTCCCGTTGCAAAACCGTCAATGCCAGCCAGCATCAGCCTCCGTTGAGCTGCGCCAGCGTCGCGTCGAGCAGATCCAGTTCAGTCATCTTGAGGATCCGCAGGTATGTCTTGTCTCCATGCACTCCGTTCTTGCCCTGATGGCAATCCAAGTGGCAAAGCGGGATGACGAGGTGATTCCCGGCCCGCTGCGCGCCACCCTGACCCGTGCGGATGTGGTGCGCGTCGGTGGCCGATTCTTGCCGCCGGTCCAGCAGCGTGCAGCAGATGCACGCCATCTTTTTAATCCGGCCCATGTAGGCAAGTTCCGCCTTGGTCGGAGCCTTTTTGCTCATGCGGCCTCCCCAGCGAGCAAGCCGGCCTGCTGCGCCTGAAGCGGCTCCACGACGATCTCGGCGCGCGGATTGGCGCGGTCGATCGAATGGAATACGTGCTTCTCCCGGACTTGCCGGTCATTGACGTAGACGCCGCGCTGGACCAGCACCCGCTTGTCGCCCTTCCCCGAGTACCGGGCCTGCATCACGTCCAGCAGCACGGATTCGTCCAGGTCGGGCCGCTCGCTGGCGTAGAACAGGTGCAGAGTCACCCGCACCGGTCCCTCCAGCATCTGGCGCGCGGCAGGCGGAATCTGGCGCAGAGCATCGCGCTCGAACTTCCGAGCCTTCTCCGACTTGATGCTGGCTGGCCGGTGCCGGATCGTGACGATCTTGCGGCTGTTGGCCTTACTGGCACATTCGCCGAGGATGGTGAAAGCAATCATTGTCGTCATGCCGCACCCCGCCGGCGCGCAGCCGGCACCCCGGTCTATGGGCATTGCGGATAGTTCGGGGTTCCACCTTTCTCGGGTCCCTCCACAGGACTGCGCCATCGTGCAGCAAAAAGCCCGCCAATCGGCGGGCGTCCTGAGCAGCCGGGCGACCCACAGCTGCGGATGGTCACGTTCGTCACGCTCGATCTGGACCTCGACGGTCTGACCGGTGAACCGGTCGCGCGCCAGGTGCGTCAGCGTGATGCGCGCCGGCGCGAGATCCGGCCGGCCAATCTTGCCCATGTACCCCGCCGCCACGTCCGGCTTCCATTCCGCCGGGTTCACGTGCAGCGCGCGGTGGATGGTCCGCAGCCGCAGCCGCGACGGCCCGATGGCACGATTCACGAGAAGTATGCCGCCGACTTCAGCGCCTTGAAGGCGCCGGCGGCAGCCTGGAAGGCCTCGACGATATCTGCGGTGTTCGACCGCCAGCTGCGCGGCGATTGTTGCCCGGGCCTGCGCTTGTCATCGCCGTAACGCTGCCCTGTGTGGCACTTTTCCAGATCACGGACGATGTCCGTCAGCGCGGCAGGCGATGCGCTCTCCAGCGCGCGAACCCGGCCTATCAGGAAGCGAAGGCGCGATGCGAAGAACTCCGAACAGATGCCTGCCGTGCGCTCGATGCTTTCGACGGTCAGGTCGCCGCTTTCATCGTCGGCGCCATCGCGCGGGCCTTCCTCCGCAGGGGCGGCGTCCCGTTGCTCCATGAACTCGGCCATCGCGGCATAGTCGGTGTCATCCCACACGGCGCCCAGGCCACCGCACTCACGGCATCCATTGCCCAGCTCGCAGCAAAAGACATCGCTGTGCGCGTACTTCTGTGTCGGGCGGCCGTCCTCAGTGTCGTAGCAACCCGTGCAGGTCGCCCAGAAGCCAGCTCCCTCTGCAACCGTCTCGGCTACCGCACGCAGTTCAACGGGCAATTGCTCCACCTGTTGCGCGCTCGGTGCGACATTCACGCACGAATCACTATGCGCAGGATGGCCGCATTTGAAGCACTTCGCGGTGCTGACGCTCGGGGCGGCTTGGGCGAGGATGGCGCGGATCTCAGCCTTGCATTCCTCCGCGCGCTCCATTGCCGTGCCGTCATCGAATCGTCCGCCGACCACGGACCAGGTGCTGGCGAACTCCTGAATCCCGGTCATGACGGCATCGACATCCAGCCCCTGCGCCACGGGAGCGACGGCCTTAGCGGCAAGCGCTGCGCGGAATTGCTCGATGTATTGCTCTTTCGTGGAGCCCCAGCAGTTCACCAGGCATTCGTCATTCGGCTCGCAGCCTTCGTCCTCCGGCTCGTCGCTGGGCTCGCCAGGCACCATGAAGAACTCTCGCTCCACCGCCCACAGCAACTCGGTGAAGTGCTTCATATTTCGGAGGTTCGTGAGCAGCACGCTCAGTGTCCGCGCCTCTTTGCCGATCCCGAAGGCGTCGTAGATGGCCGCCAAATCCGCCTCGGCCTGTGCCACGGGAGCGGCTTGCGGCGGGGCGGCGTAGATAGGCCATACCGGGTTGCTCGTCTGCGGCGCAACGTCCCAGTGCCAGCGCGTGGAATACATCATGCCGTTGCGAAGCATGGTTTGCAGGCCGACATGGCGCGCCGATTCCTCGCCCTCGATCCACGCGACCGGCTTCGCCTCGCCTTGTGGTTGCTGCGCCCCTTCGGCAATCATGCGCCTCATCACGATCAGCGCGTCCCACAGAAGAGATCCCGGCTCGATGTATTGGGTCTCGCAGTACGCCACGACGAGTCGCAGCGCTTCGATCTTCTCGGTCATGCCGTCACCTCGTCCAGTTGCTCGTCATGCACAGGCACGCCGCTGATCGGGCGCAGGTCGGCGTCGTAGCAGTCGCCCTTGGTGTCGAAGGAGAATTCCCACGGCCGGTCAAGCTCCTGCACGCGAAGCGGTGCGCCTTCGACCTTGCAATGCCAGGCTGGGCCGTCGTCGAGCCAGAGGGGCGGCGCAATGACACGCACCACCCGGCCGACGTTCTCGGGGAAGGCGTCGCGCACGATGAAGGCGAGATCTCCCACTTTGCAACGAGTTTTCATGCTGACCTCCGCAGCTTCTTGGCCTTCCGCGCACGCTTTGCCTCAGCGGCGGCAATGGCGTCACGGTCTGCCTGGGTGAGTCGGGCCGGTTTCCGGATCTGCGGCTGCGGCCGGCGGGCGGCGGCGCCGGACGAGGGGGCGAACATGGCGGCCATGGCGCCAAGGAACGAGAGCACCCTCATGCCGGCACCTGACTGGAGCGGAAATGGCGGCGTGCCGGCAGCTGGATGTGCGCCAGGCTGATGCCGAAGAAGGCGAGCAGCTCAGCGACCGCGCCACCCACCTGCCGCGGCGGCGCCTCGACCACCGTGCGCTCGACCACCACCGGCAGCGCGGCCGCATTGAGCAGCACCCACTGGCCTCGCAAACCGCCCGACAGGCGCGCCACGGCCCCCGCCTTCTCCAGGCGGACCAGCTCCCTGTGCACCAGTTGCCTGCTGACCTTGGCCGTGGTGGCGAAGCGGGTGGCAATCACCACTTCGTCGCGCTGCAGGGCCTCGACCAGCTGCTGTTTCGCCGTTTTCATGCTGTCGCTTCCTCCGGTTCGTCGTAGCAGACGTGTCGCGTGGCCGGCAGCTGGAGCTTGGGCGCCTTGAGCGGCATGCCCCAAACCTCCAGCAGCGGCGTGATGTCGATGCCAGAGCGAACGTGCTGGCCTGGCCTGAGCGGCCGGTAGGCGGCCAGCGCAGGCAGGTCGGTCGCCGTCCAGACCTTCAGGTAGAACTTGCCCCGCTTGATCTTCTTGGCCTTCACGAGCGATAGGGCCTGCAGCCGGCACAGGACGTCCGCCACCGCCCCGCCAGTACAACCCGCCACCTTCGCAAACTCCGTCGCGATCACGCTCTCGCCCTTGAGCAGCACCGCGCAAACCTGTTCCCTCACGGTCACGGTCATGGCTGCCTCACTCGAAGCTGGCCGGGACATCCCAGCCTGAGCCGAACGAACCCGCGTCCGCCGAATTGCCTTCCGCGCTCAGCAGCGACAGGAGCATTGAGGCGTGCATGGGCGAGACGCCCTCGTCTGGCGCCGGCGCCGCGGCGGCAGGCCGGGCACGGCGCGGTACCGAAGCAACTGCCCAGGCGTGCGCCAGACGCGATGGCTTGTCCTGCGGGTTCACCTGGCTGACAGCCGCCGGCGCTGCGGGCATGAGCGGCTGGCGCAGCAAGCGCGCGATCAGGTTGCGAAGCGATTTCATCTCCCGTCCCCTCCAAAGTTGGGAATGAGGTCGCGGACCGCCGTCGGCATCGGTACCGCCGCGGTGGCCACAGGCTTTGCCGGCTCGGGCGCGCCTTCGGCGCATTCCCGGACCAGCGTCCTGAGCAGCCGGGCGACCCACAGCTGCGGATGGTCACGTTCGTCACGCTCGATCTGGACCTCGACGGTCTGACCGGTGAACCGGTCGCGCGCCAGGTGCGTCAGCGTGATGCGCGCCGGCGCGAGATCCGGCCGGCCAATCTTGCCCATGTACCCCGCCGCCACGTCCGGCTTCCATTCCGCCGGGTTCACGTGCAGCGCGCGGTGGATGGTCCGCAGCAGCTGCCGGCGCTGGTTCAGGCGCTGCGTGATGTCCTGCCAGGCGCTCGCCGGCGCGAAGGCGTGGCAGCAGCAGGTCCAGTCCGGGCCGGTCTTGACCTCTGCCCACATCGGGCAGCCATAGGCCACACACTGGCCCTGGCGCTGGGCCGGGGTGTCCGATGCATTCGGGGGCGTGCGATGGAGCGTCATGCGACAGCCCTCCCCTGCTTGGCCGCTTGCGCGGTCTGAATGCGGGAAATGCACTCGGGGCGGGACCAGCCCGGCCGAAGCTCCAGGCCAACGCTATGGGCCGCTTCGTTGAGCTGCACGTCGGTCATCGCATGCAGCGGTACCGGCTTCGGCTTCGTGACCTTGGCGAGCTGCTCGTTCTGCAGCACGCGGTCCACGTACGCCGGCAGGTTCATGATCGGCTCGGTGGCGTCCTCCTTCGCCTTGGCGATGGCGGCGCGCATGTGGCCGATGGAGATGCCGGCGTCGATCCACCCGGTTGCCAGCGGCCAGAGCTTCGAGCGGCCCTGGACCGTGTAGGTGTCGATCTCGATGCCGTGCTCGCTTGCAAAAAATTTCGCCCATTCGATCGCCGTCGTCGGAACGTGGTCCGCCAGGGCCTCGCGCGTGGGATCTACGTTAACGTTTGACGGTATAGATGGTTTTAGATCGACTCCTCTCGACTCGACTCGACTCGACTCCAGGGGTGAGTCACCATCGAGACACCTTCGCGTCACCGACGAGTCACCTTGCGTCACCTCCGCGTCACCAGCCCGGTTCTGACGCTTGCAAGAGGGACAAATCAGCCTGAAACCCGCTATTTCTTGTGGGTTTTCTGTCGATTCCGAGGTGACGCGGATGATCGTGAGGCTCGATGCGTCACCACAGAAGTGACACGCGTCACCATCGCGCTCGCGCAATTTCCTCAAGAGCAGTTGGCGTTGCTTCCCGCCGAGTCTTTTTTGGTGACGCAGGTGACGCGCGTCACCTGCGTCACCGGTGTCACCTGCGTCACCACCCGCGGGGTGACGCAATGTCGGTTGGTCGATTCGCTGGTGACGCCAGCCGGTGACGTGCCAGAACTCCTTGCCATCTACCTCATACTCGGTGAGCAGCTGGGCCTCGATCATCTCGTCGATCCACTGCATGACCCGGGAGACGGTGGCATCGTCATCGCCAGGGAAGACCTCAGCCTTGAGGGTCTTGGCGCTGGCAGGATGATTGCCGCCGTCGTCGCAGAACGTCCACAGGCCAATGAACAGCAGGCGCGCGTCGCGCGACAGTTCCATGATCTGCTCGGACGTCCAGAACTCGGGCTTGATGGATCGAATGCGGGCCATGTCAGCAACCTCAGCCGCGGCGGCTCTTGCGTGCGACCGGCGCGTTGGCCTGGCCGTATTGCTCGCCCTTGTAGCCGGAGAGCCATTCGAGGTGCGCGTCAGTGCCGGGGACATGCGGGTTATCGTCCGCGTGCCTGCCGCGCCGGAGAGCCTCGGCTCCGGCGTCGCGCACTTGTTCCCGGGGTGTAAGTTCGTGAATCACTGTCTCTCCGTCCCTTTACCAGGCGTGAAATGCAGGGGTGTATATCGGGGTGACTTGACACCCCATTCACACCCCGTTTTCACCCCTTTCTCGCCACGACGCCGATGCGCTCGGCGTATATGCTCTTCATAACTTCCTCGCCGTGGGCGCTGATCATCAGCAGCTCGCGTACGAACTCGGAGAGCGACATGCCCACTTCGCAGGCCCTGGCTTCCAAAGCCTCGCGGGTTTCCCAAGGCACCTTCACCTTGGGAATTTCGGCCGCCATCTTTCCGAAGAGGTTGCTACGTCCGCTGCGCGCCATGCCGTCGTCCCGGTCTGTCATCCCAAAGTCCCCGTTGGTGAACCAAACCCGTTGCCCACTGATCGTTTTCGCAGGCTCTTGTCAAACCCAGGCGCGCCGCCTTTCTTGGCAGTCACGCCCGCAACCACTCGTGTCGGTGGTCGCTTCAGTCTTTACGCAGGTGATGCGGCGCGGTCCCGCGGCTTTGACTCGGTCGGGACGTTGCTGAAGATCTCTGGATGCGCGAGCCTGAGGTACATGAGCCGGGCCGGTGGGATCCCGGTATGGCGCCACTCAGAAACCGAACCCGGCTTGATGTTGAAGATCTGCGCCACCGCGCTGGTGCCGCCGAGCTTGTTGATGATGGCGTTCGGGTCGTCCATGTCGGCCCCAGATGAAGAATCACGCCTCCATATTAGGCATTCCTTCATTTCAAAGTCAAGGAATTCCTAAGTCGCGTTGGTTTAGGATTGCCGAATGATGGATTTCGCTGACCGACTGAAACTAGCAATGGCGGGCCCACCGGAGGTGAAGCCAGCTGAACTTGCGCGCGCGTGTGGTATCAAGCAGCCATCCGTCAGCGACTGGCTTAACCGACGCACCAAGCAAATCAATGGCGCAAATCTCTTGGCGGCCTCTGAACTGCTGAATGTGAACCCCTGGTGGCTTGCCGATGGCCGCGGCCCCATGCGCCCAGCCATCCCGCAGCGCGAGGTGAATGAGATAGTGGGACTGCTCCAGAGGATGGACGAAGGCGTGCGGCGGATCGCGATCGCCCAAATTAAGGCGCTTGCAGATCTGAATTCAGAAAACCTTAATTCAGCACCTGCCGAAAACGCCACAGAACGTGATACCGTTGCCTCAAGCACTTACGCCTTGAATGTCTCAGAACAAAGACAAAGGCTGAAGAGCACGCTCGATACTGGGGTCAATCGTGCAGGCAAACGTCACAAGTCTGGTGGTGGATAGGGAAGCTGTCGAAATCGCGCAGGAACTGCTGCGGAAAGCCACAGCGGGGGAGCTCTGTGGCTTGATGTTTGCGGCGAGAACGATACACCGGGGGTATGAGTTCGCGCTGACCGGCAATTTCAAGGCAAACCCCTTGGAAGCCGCCGGCGCGGCCGGCCTGCTTGGTACCATCGCCGAGCAGCAGGCTATCGAACGCCTCTAAGGGCTATCCCTTACTGCATCCCCTGGCCTGTCGCACTTCTGCGCTACCCCCGGGGTACCACGAATAGAATGCGTGGCCGCGCCATATCCGGTATCCACCCCTCCACTTTGCAAGCTCATCTCGAGCAACATTAAAATGGTAAAGAGCACTCAGACCCCACACCAGGTGCCAGTCGAGAAGAACCATGCGCCGCGGCCCTCTTCCCGCCGCCGCCGCCACCAAGGAGGTAACGGATGACCGATCGGATGACGGATGCCGAGTACACGTATCTCTGGGGGCGCCGTTATGACCTGAAGGTGCGAGCGCTAATGAACCGGATGTACTACCAGGAACGGCAGCGCATCTTTGAGTGGCGAGAAGGCGCAATCAAAGCCGCCTCGATCGTCGCGGGATCGTTCGCGTTTGCCAACGTGGCCAGCCCGGAAATCATCAAATCCTGCGCCGCCACGATCGCCGTGCTCACCACGGCATCGCTTGTTTTCGGATTCGGGAACAAGGCCCGAGACAGCGCCAAGCGAACCACCGAGTGGATTCAACTCGAGCGTGATATCAATGCGGCGGGCGAACGCGATTTCACTGAGTCGCAACTGGATCAGTGGTCGGCCCGCGCCAATGAGATCGAGTCTGGCGAGCCAGCCGCGCACCGGCTACTGCTGGAGCGCTGCAACGAACGTGCCGTAGAAGCTCTCGGCGGAAAGCTTGATCGCAAGCTGAACGCTTTGCAGCGAGCACTCCCGATCTTCCGAATTCCCTGAATCAGGGCGCTTCATACGCAAGCCCGCCGATTGGCGGGCTTTTTGCTGCACGATGGCGCAGTCCTGTGGAGGGACCCGAGAAAGGTGGAACCCCGAACTATCCGCAATGCCCATAGACCGGGGTGCCGGTCTCTGGGTCATAACCCTTTAACTGGCCGCCGTGAGCACAGGTGCCATAGACGGGCTTCCCGGTCTGCGCGAAATATCCCACGAACTTGCCGTTTGTACATTTGCCGTAAACTGGGTTCGCGCCAGGCGCATAGCATTCGCTCGCGACACTTGGCGCCGCCCCCCTGGCCTGTCCCTTTCCCGCGTATGTCTTCCTACACTCATTGACCTGGAATTGCTTCAGTTGACCTGGTGTGTGATCCGGCAGCGAGTACGCCAAGTCTGCTGCCAGAGGACCAACAGCGGCTAGCAGTGGGTCGTTCACTCGTGCAATCCGCTCAAGCACAGCCTGTTTGGACAAACCCCGATCGCGTTGCTGAGCGACGCGGTAGAGAATCTCAGCGTTCAGCAGGCACCCTGACAGCATATCCGCATTACTTTGGGCAAATCCGCTGTTGGCAATCAGAATTGCTCCGGCAAGAAAACACGATTTCCACATAGCTTTCTCCGTGCGCAAGATCGAAGCGGTCAATCAGCGCGCTGGCGAACAACTCTGGCCGGCACAGGCATATTCCTTCGTCATCCCGCCCATGCAGTTCACCCGGTAGGTGTCCCCCGCCTGACTGGTTCCCGTGCGGAGTGCGTAACCAACAGGCGTACACATGTCTCGCAATGCAAGCTCCTCTGCCATGGTGGAGAAAGGCCCAGGGCTGGGCTTTGCTGCTGCTGGCTGATGCACCTGGATCATCTGCGACGAACCAAGAGCTTGCGGCGTCGACACCGGAGCGGCTGCAGGTTGCTCAAAGCTGGCGAAACGCGCCTTCAGGCGAGTCAGGAAGTTCATTAGCTCGGGTCCTTTACCGGCTGTCATGTTCTGCGTGCGCTCATACGCGCTACCTGGGTTCGTCACCAAGTCAGCACTGGCGTATACCTTCGTGCCCCCGGAAAGCTCCAGCACGTTGAATGTAGTCCTCGCCTCCGGTGTGCGATCGTAGTTCGAGCCAAACAACACAGCCGCAACGAAATCGCCAGCCGAACTACCGTCCATCTTTCGCCCCAGCACAACTGAGTAGTCGGTCGCGGACTTGACTCTGGCATCGCCATGGTGAGCCATGTCCACGATGGCATCGATTACTTGGCGCCGGTTGGTGTTCGGGATGGACACCTCTGGCTTTCCACTATCGGTGTAGAGCGGCGGCGGCGCAGCGCACCCGACGAGGCCTACGGAAACCGCCACCGCAATCAAAATCGCTTTCATGACCCCTCCCTTGCTTGTTGTCCAGGCAGATTAGCGCGCAGCCCCTCTCCGCCATATCGGGCAAAAGTATGTTTCGCGCCTGAAGAGCCGCCCCGGGACGCCTTGCGCCGCCTGAACATCATCGAATCGCGAAAAGTTAGGAATTCCTATTGCAATGAAGATTAGGAACTCCTAAGATTGACTCCAAGCGCAACACGATCGGGAGTCAATCATGCGAACCAGCACCCTCCTCCTTACCTGCATCACCGCCATCCTGGTGGTCGGCGCCTTGGCACTTGTTGTACTGCCCACCATGACCACGATCTCCCGCGCCCTGACCGCCGCTCTGGCGGTGGCCCAGTAAGGAGCCGGCCATGGACTACCAACAGGCCCGGGCAACAATCGCCGCGCAGCTGGCGGTCGGCAATGTCGAGTCCCTCTGCGAGGGCGATGACGCCATCCGCCACCTCAGCAAGCTGTTCATCATCCGGAACATCCGCCGGCATGCCGGCGAGTCAGATGCCGACTACCGGGTGCGTGTAGGTGCGGCGCTGACCGATATGCTCGACGTGATCGGGCAGATTCTGACCAGCACCAACGTCGCCTTCGTGCAGGCCGATGCCGCTGAGCAGGCCCACACCTGTGCGACCCGTGAAGCTTCACTGCTGGCTGTCAGCCGTCAGGTACCGCACGACGTCTTGATGGCACGAGGTGTGGCATGACGCCCGATCAAGCCGCCATCCGCCAGGCCGTTGCGGCCAACACCCAGTCTGAGCTCGTGCGCGAGCTGCAGGCCGCCCATCTGATCATCCGCAACATGCTAGGCCTGCTCTCGGTCAGCCAGAAGGCGGTGCTTGCCCAGCGCAACGCTCGCGACGATGTCGACGGTGAGGGGATCACCCGCGCCCATGAGCGTGAGGCTGTCATCAAGCGCGCTGGGGGTGTGGCATGACTTCGCCGAGAAACTGGGCATCCGTCACCACCCCGACGTGCGTGTTCGTCGGGATAGCAGACCGCGCGGAGTTCGACCGTCTGGCGTTGCCGGCCAAAGACCACCGCCAACAGGTTTCCGAGATGGTGCCGCCCCGGAACGTGCTGACGAAGGCTTTGGATGCGGATGGCGTCATGGTCGTGTTTCAGCACTGGATCCCCAAGGACTCTCCCGACTATGTCGCCGAGATTGAAGGGAGCCAGGCATGAAGATCGTCCGCGCCCTTCTCTTCTGGTTCGGGATCTCCCTCGGCGTCATCGGCCTGTCTGGTCTCTACGCCTGGCTGAACTCTGACGCTCCCTCCACCGCTATCTGGAGGCAGTCGTGATGTTTCGCATCTTCATCAACCGTCAGTGCGTCTATACGGGTCCGTTCGCCAGCTGGTGGGCCGCCCATGACGCTGCTATCAACCGCGGCCTGCTGTGTGGCGCGCGCAATGTCCAGGTGAAAGCAGCATGAAGCTCTCTGAACGCCTTCTCGAAATCTTCGACGCCAAGGCAGCGGCCGAGCGCGCACAGATCAGCAAACAAGCGTCAGACATTGACGCGCTAGGAGAGATTTTGTCCACCGCGCACTATGCCAGCGTCGATCTCTCGCCAGAGGAAATCGTAGCGCGCGGGGACAGGATTCAAGTCTATAGCGGAGCGCCGGAAGAAGCTTTGGCGTGGATGCTTGACGCCGGCTTCAGCCTTCAGCGCACCAGCCGCAGCTACAACTACACGCATGACTACCTAATGCACCCGGGCATTGGCTGCCCAGTGGTGATCTTGACGGATAACGCATTTGCGGAGCGGCCATGAGCATCCCTGGCTATCGCGTCCGCACCGCGCAGAACAACAGGGCCCTTGCCGAGAGTGCCAGCCGCGTCGGCAAAGCACCGATTCCGCCCGGTCTGCCGTCGGCGCAGCAGGTAGTCGCCGCCATCGATGGCGTCATGAACTGCGAGAACTTCTATTCGGCGGCGGCACAGGATGCCCTCGCCCGCCTGTTGATCGTGCGCGAGCAGTTCGCCGCCTCTATCAAACCGACTTGATTCAGCGCCATGCCGCCCGGCGCAAAGCGGGTGGCAACAATCGGGAGGAACCCGTGTCAACAAGACCCATCACTGACACCCTGCGCCACATCGGCGGTGGAGTGTTCATTGACCTGGCCAGCGACAAGATGAACGAGCTGGTCAACGCCGTCGATACCACCGGCAAGTCCGGAAAATTGACGCTTGAAGTGAGCGTCAAGAAGGCAACCCGCGGCGGCGCCATGCACATCACCGGCAAGGTCACGCTGAAGAAGCCGGCCGAGGACGCGCTCGAGGCGATGCTCTTCGCCACGCCCGAAGGCAACCTCGTGGCGGACGACCCTCGCCAGCAGAAGCTCGACCTCAAGAACGTGTCGAGCGCCATCGACACCCCGCCCGCCAACCTGAAGACGGCTTAAGGCCGGCAGACCGATCACACGGAAGGAACCATGCAAATGGAACAACACCCGAACCTGGCCGACTCACTCGCCAAGGAAATGAAGGCGCCCGTCGAGCTGCTGATTGGCGCACCAGGCCAAACGCGTCGCGTGGCCTTGCCGCCCGGCTGGACGCTGGAAGAACGCGACGACGAGACCCGCCTCGGGGCTCCCCTGCGCAAGCGCGCAAAGGTGCGCCTACTCGACGCCGACAGCTTCATTGAATACGTGAAGCGCCACGGCTCACTGGTCGACAGCACGATCTGGGGCAAGGCCGACTATCAGGCCGGCAAAGTCGAATTCGTCAGCATCATCAATGATCACGGCGAGGACGACACCAAACCTCAATGGCGCGATCACACTGCCCGCTTCAGCCCGGAGTTTAGCGAGGAATGGCGGCGCTGGTTCGGCGGCAACCGCAAGCCCATGTCTCAGGCCGAGTTTGCGGCGTTCATCGAAGAGAACCTCAAGGACGTGGCCAGCCAGGACGGCGCAGGCCTGCCGACTGGCGCGCAGATGCTGGAGATGGCGCTCTCCTTCGAGGCCAGCCAGGACATGCGCTTCAAGAGCGCCATTCGCCTGGCCAACGGCGGCGTGCAAATGTCGTTCACCCAGGACGATGACGACCAGACGCTGCAGAAGATGCAGCTCTTCGAGCGCTTCGCTATCGGCATTCCCGTGTTCTGGAATGGCGATGCCTACCGCGTGGATGCGCGACTGCGCTACCGCGTCCGCGAAGGGAAGCTGACCTTCTGGTACGAGCTGATCCGCCAGGACAAGACCCTGGAGGCTGCCACCACGACGCTGATCACCAAGATCCGCGAGCAGACCGGCACGCCGTTCTTCTTCGGCGACCCCTTCAGCCAATAACCTGCGCCCGCCCGCCGCGCGCGGGCGGCCATTCCTACGAGGACGCCAAATGCTGGTCAGCACCACCATCATGATCAAGCGCCTGGAAGGCCTGCTTGGCACCCGCGACCTAAGCACGTGGGAACAGGACTTCGTACGCAAGCTGGCGGAACTGGCACAGGCCGGCCAGGTGACGCAGCTCACCGGCGCTCAGGTAGACAAGCTGGACGAACTTCACGGGAGGCACTTCGCATGATCCGCCAGATCCTTCTCGCCTACTCCGCCCGCCGGCCGGTGAAGATCATCTCCGACGGCGACCGCCCGTATCTGGAACGCTATTTCGTCTGCGCGCTGTTCGGGATCCGCATCTACCTGCACCGCTTCGTCGGCTCAGATCCTGATCGTGGGCTGCATGACCACCCCTGGCGCTGGGCGCTTTCGCTGATCCTGCTTGGCTGGTACTACGAAGCCACCCGCCAGCATGGCGAACCGCGCCCGGTGCGCTGGCTCAACTTCCTGACGGGCGACAGCTTCCATCGGGTGATTCTGCGCCCCGAGAGCGAGTGCACCGACGAGTTCGACCTCTGCACCCCTTCCGAGGTTTGGACGCTCTTCATCGTCCCAGCCAAGGACGTCAAGCCGTGGGGCTTCATGCGGGATAAGGGCCAAATTGGTCAGGTCTTCACCCCATTCGACTATGGCCCGACAGGCAAGCCTGCCAAGTGGTGGATCGACGCGCCGAAGGGCCGCGATGCCGCCCTGCGCCGGCCGGACTGACCCCTTGCGGTGCGTCGACCTGGGGCGCGCCGCCTTTTTCTTCGCAACGAGGCGGATATGAAATCACGCATTGGGCAAAGACGATGGACTAAGGCTGAACGCCTGATCCTCCGGCGGGAGTGGCCGAACAGAAAGCCGATACGGCAGTGGATGCATTTGCTCCCCGGTCGCTCGGACAAGTCAATCGTCGCCAAGGCGCTGGATCTCAAACTGGGCAGGCGCGGCTGTGGCCAGATGCCAGGCAACTCCATGACCTGGCGGACGATACAGCGCCTGCTCTCCGGCGGCAGCATGCTCTCTGATAAGCAGTTGGCGGAGAAATCAGGCCTGAGCCGCCGTTACATCGCTCAGGAGATCCGCGCTCACTACCCCGCCTGCCTGCATGTCGGGGACTACGGCCCCAAGACAGGGACTGGACCCGCACCACGCCTGTGGGCACTCGGCCCCGGCAAAGATGCCGACCGCCCGCCAGCGATGACAGGCGCCCAGCGCGCCCGCAAGCGCTGGCGTCACCTCAAAGCAAACCGGCCGGAATACCTGGATAAGCGCAATGCCCGCGACCGCCTCAAGTATGCAGAGAAGGCCGGGAAGCTGATCCGCCGTGACCCTGCAGCGGCTTGGTTCTGACAAACCCAACAACAAGAGGAAGCACGCCAGCATGATTCGCGACCAGTTCCTGCTCGACATCGCGCCCGAAATCATCGTCGACAACTTCGCCGGCGGCGGCGGAGCCAGCTGCGGCATTGAACTCGCCCTCGGCCGGCACGTCGACATCGCCATCAACCATGACCCCGAAGCGGTGGCCATGCACGCCATGAACCACCCTCAGACCGAGCACCACTGCGAATCGGTATGGGATGTGAACCCGGGTGAGGTGACCCGCGGCCGTCCCGTCGGCCTGATGTGGCTCAGCCCGGATTGCAAGCATTTCAGCAAAGCCAAGGGCGGCAAGCCTCGCGACAAGAACATCCGCGGGCTAGCCTGGGTGGCGCATCGCTGGGCAGCCCTCCCGAAGGACCGGCGCCCGCGCGTCATCGTCTTGGAGAACGTCGAGGAGTTCCAGACCTGGGGCCCGGTGCTGGTAGACGGCAATCCGTGCCCGAAGCGCAAGGGCGATACCTTCCGCTCGTTCGTGCGGCAACTCGAGGAGAAAGGCTACGTCGTGGAATGGCGTGAGCTGCGCGCTTGCGACTACGGCGCACCGACCATCCGCAAGCGCCTGTTCCTGATCGCCCGCTGTGATGGCAAGCCTATCGTTTGGCCGGAGCCGACGCACGGCGCGCCGGACAGCGCCGCAGTGAAGGCCAAGCAGCGCAAGCCCTGGCGCACAGCCGCGGAGTGCATCGACTGGTCGATCCCCTGCCCGTCGATCTTCGAGCGCGCCCGCCCGCTGGCAGAGGCTACGCAGCGCCGCATCGCGCGCGGCCTGCGCCGCTATGTGATCGACTCCGCCTCGCCATTCGTTGTGCGGCTGCCGGGCGCCACCGCGTCCCCGGTGCTGACCGAATGCGCCAACGCATCCAGCCAGCGCTCTTTCCGCGCGGATGAGCCGCTGCGCACTCAGTGCGCGGAGGTTAAGGGCGGCCATTTCGCCCTCGCGTCGGCCACGCTGGTGCAAACCGGATACGGCGAACGCCCCGGCCAGGCACCACGCGCGCCAGGCCTGGACAAGCCACTGGGCACGGCCGTCGCCGGTGGCGTCAAGCATGCGCTGGTGTCGGCCTTCCTTGCCAAGCACTACGGGGGGAACTACGACGGCCCCGGCGCGGACCTGGATGCGCCGGCGCACACAGTGACGACGACAGACCACCACGCTTTAGTATCAGCTCAGTTGGTCGGCTGTGGCGGACGCGCAGGACAAAGTCGCCCGCGCGATGCGAGCGAGCCGATGCAGACGATCACCGCTAAGGGTGACACCGCCATCGCTACGTCGCACCTGGTAAAGCTCCGCGGCGAGTGCACCGGGAGCGCGACCGCCGCGCCGGCGCCGACCATCACCGCCGGCGGCACGCATATCGGGGAGGTCCGCGCATTCCTAGTGAAGTACTACAGCGAAGGCGGCCAGGATCAGGATTGCCGTGATCCGATGCACACCATCCCGACCAAGGACCGCCTGGGCTTGGTGGCCGTGGCCGGCGAGCAATACCAGATCGCTGACATCGGCATGCGCATGCTGGTGCCGCCCGAGCTGTACCGCGCCCAAGGGTTCCCCAGCAGCTACATCTTTGCGCCGATCATCGATCCGGCTAATCCGACCCTGGCATTCGTGCGAGAGGCGCTGATGCGTATTGGCAAGATGAAGGCCTACCGGCTGCCACAGCACGCCCAGGTGCGCATGTGCGGCAACAGCGTCAGCCCGCCGATGGCGGCTGCGCTGGTGCGAGCTAACGTTCCCGAGTTGGCAAGTTGGTCTGGCCGGGAGCAGAAACAGCTGGGGATTGCGGCATGACCTTCGTTGGCGCTACTGGCTTAGCCCAATCCAACATCCCCAGTGCCGCCACGGTACTCAGCACCACGCCGACAGCGGACACGATCGCCGCGATCATGGTCCAGAAGGCCGATCGTTTGGCAGCGGCCGCGGCCTGCGCGGACTCTGTGGCTGAAGCCTCAAGAGTATCGGCCAGCCTCTGCAACTCAGCAGCCTCTTTTGTATTTCTGAAGTGAAATTCGTTCATAACCCGCTCGGTGGAGTTCAAGAATGCTACCACGTGACCTCAACTCGCACCGTCGCCTTCATTCGACAGCGCACCACCAGCCAGAATCCATCTTGCGTGTGGTCTCTTGCCAGGATCCTGCCGAAGAAGAAAGGAACCACAGATCCGGCACCGGAATGTCCCTACAAAAGGCCTCCAGGATTCCACTGCATATCGCTCCAGGAAATTCTCGGCCTCGCCGGCTACCAATTCCGGATGCGGAAGCTCGTTGGCCAGTTGGCCGCTTTGCACTTCGCAGAATGCGCAATGTGTCACTGCCCCCTCCCACAGTCTTCGAGGAATCCTAGCATGACCGAATCCATCATCAAACCCAAGCGCCCGACGGGTTCGGGCTGGATCCGCGAGACTGGGCCGGCAATTGAGGCTATCATGCGCGCCGCCGCGATGGGCTTCGTCTGCGAGGCCTGGGTGCACCCCGAAACCGGAATTGCGACATTCAGCGCGGTCGAGGTGGCGCACGATCCCAGCCAGGCTGACCTCGGCCCGGAGTACCACCTGAGCATCAGCAAGAACAACCGTCGTGGGGGCACGGCACGCACGACCAGCGCCGAAGCGCTCTGGTGTCTGGCGCAATTCGACCTGATCGACGCCAAGGAAGACAACCACGTACCTCACGGTCTGGTGCGCAATTTCTGGCGGCCGGTGGCGGACCAGCTGTCCGGCTATGAGTGCCCGTGCACCGGCGACGAGCCGGCCATGCGGGAGGACAAGGGCGACTACGTCTGGCGTGGGGTGACCAAATGACCGAAGGGTTGATCACCGAAGAGCAGATGGTCGAGATCACCGGCTTGAAGCGGCACAACGCTCAGGCAGCCTGGTTCCAGCGCGTTTTCGGCTTCGAGCCGGCGCGCCGTCACTGCGGCAGGGTCATCCTGACCTGGGAAGCCTTCAATGCGCTCCAAAAGAAAAGATGTGGCGTGCTCGAGCAAGAGCAGGACCGCCCAGAACTGTGCTTGTGAGGTTTGAATGAATGCAAGGCGCCGGCGCGAAGTCCCGGAGTGGATGCAGCGCGTCTATGAGAGCGACGGCAGCTGGTACTTTGTGCCGCGCGGCGGGAAGTGGATTCGCCTATGCCGGGTCTCCGAGGGCGAATCCCGTCTGCTCGAGCGACTGCGCGAAGAGAAAGGCAAGATCGCCGCAATGGAGGGGATCGGCAATATGCCGCGGCTGGTTGGCGAGTACGTGAAGGCCTTCAAGGACGACCACAAGGAAAAGGCCTGGCCGAAGTATGGTGACTACGTCAAGCCGGCTTTCAAGAACCTGAACGCCAACCAGGTCGATGCCGCGCACGTCAGCAAATTCCTGCGTACCAAGTACAAGGACAAGCTGCACATGCAGCGGATCATGCGCGCCTTCCTGTCTGGCTTCTTCCAATGGGCGATCGAGGAGCGCCATGCGAAGACAAACCCATGCCGCGACGTGAAGCTGAAGAAGCCGGCCGCGCGCACGGCATACATCACCGACGTCGAGTTTGCTGCCATCCGCGACAACATGCTCAAGAACAAGAATGGGCACAAGGTCCCGGGCGGCGAGATGATGCAGTGCTTTGTGGACCTGTGCTATCTGACCGCCCAGCGCTCCACCGACATCCGTGACCTACGCTGGCGGGCGGACCCGGCCGCGCCGGCGGCGTGCAATTGGGTAGACCAGGAAGCCGGCGTGATCCCCCCCCGCGGCAGAATTGTTGTCGCCTCGATAAAATCTGAACCTGGGGGCGAAAAGAGATAGAAGTGGCTCGATACGGACAAGAATTCAAGGACCGGGCGGTAGCACGGTTGTTACCGCCGGAGAGTGCGGCGGTGGAAGTAGTTTCAAGGGAACTGGGTGTGGCAGTGGCCACGCTGGAGCGCTGGCGTGCGGACGCTATGTCCATGCCCGCTCGGGAGCGGGCATGGACAGCGGCGGCCAGGTTTGAGGCGGTGCTGGCGACGGCTGCGATGGACGAGGCCAGCAAGAACGCCTGGTGCCGTGAGAACGGTGTGTATCCGCAGGAGTTGGAGCAGTGGCGCACTGCCGCCACGCAGGCGCTGGCTGAGCCCGAGGATGCGCGCGCCACCCATCGTGAGACGAAGGCCGATCGGCGCCGCATCAAGGAACTCGAACGCGAGCTGCGCCGCAAGGAGAAGGCGCTGGCTGAAGCCGCCGCCCTGCTGATACTCTCAAAAAAGCTAGAGGGCATCTTCCCGAAGGACAAGGACGAGGACGCATGA